AGAAGCAGAGTGGGGTATCTGTGAGACTATAGATGCAGAGCCAGGTAAGTTAATCATATTTCCATCATGGTTAAGGCACTTCTCTGGTAGACAGATAGATGATTTTGACAGATGGACTGTCAGTTTCAATGCATTTCCAGATGGTAAATCCAATATTGGTCCATGGGACATCCCACAATTAAACGTCAAAGTATTATGAAGTATTTAAAAACACCATTGAGATATCCAGGCGGTAAGTCTAGGGTTGCTAAAGATTTTGTACCTAGATTTCCTAGTGATATAGGTCAGTTTCGTGAGCCATTCCTAGGTGGTGGATCAGTAGCATTATTATTCACACAGATGTATCCTGACGTACCAGTGTGGGTCAATGATAAATATGTTTACCTGTATAATTTCTGGGTGCATCTCCAGAAGGATGGCAAGAAATTATCAGACGATCTTGTAAGTATTAAGACAGATAATTCGACAGAGGATAAGGCTAAGGAGTTATTCAAAGATGCCAAAACAAAAATACACAAGGAAGACCCTTATAATCAAGCTGTTCTTTTTTGGGTTCTTAATAAGTGCAGTTATAGTGGACTTACCGAGAATAGTTCCTTCAGTGCTACAGCATCTAGACAGAATTTTACCATTAAAGGGGCTAGGAACTTAGTTAATATCTCTGAGATCATTCAACGTTGGAAGATTACTAACTTTGATTACTCTGATGTTATGGCTGCAAAGGGTGACAAAGTGTTTCTTTTTCTAGACCCACCATATAAGATAGGGACATACCTATATGGTAGTAACGCTGAGTTGCATAAGAGTTTTAAGCATGAAGAATTTTATGAGGCTTGCAATCTATGTAAGCATGATTGGTTTGTCACTTATAATAATGATGATGACTTGAAGGAGATGTATAAAGACTACCATCAAGAAGAGTTTAAGATTACATATGGCATGAAGCATAGGCCAGACAATAAGTTGAAGAAGGAATTGTTAGTAGCAAACTATGATATTAATACCACACCTCTGGAGGTAATGTATGCATGAATATCCCTCTAGTATCTTTTGATAACTTCTATAAGGATCCAGATAAGATAAGAGAGTATGCATTAGGATTAGACTTTAAGGCACAGGGTCACTTCCCTGGTTTAAGGACTGATCCTATTCATGAGCTTGATGATTATATGTTTACTCAGATGAGTAGTAAGTTTCTGTCTCTTATCACTGT